CGGCGTGTGCAGCAGCACTTCGCGATAGTTCTTGCCGCCGGGTAGTGTCGTCTTAGGGCCGTCGAACTTGGTCGCGGTGTTGCGCCCCTCGCCGCCGAGCTGCGTCTCTTCAAGGGGTAGCGCATTGTCCTCAAGGTGCTTGATCACCTCCTCTCGGGGAAGGGCCTTCGAGCCCAGCGTGTCGAACTTGGAGTGTTTCAGTTCGTCGGGCTTGATGCCCGGCATCGCCGCGTACTGCTGCGGTGTCGCCTTCTTCTGGCCCTTGGCGCCGATGATCTTGGCCGCGCCGCTGTGGAGCTTGAAGGGCGGCACTTCATCGAGCGCCGGCCCGCCGTTGTGTCCCGTGCGGCCGCCGGTGGCGCGTGTCGTGAGCTTATGGGCGTCGTAGTCGGCTGCTTCGGCGTCCCCGCGGGTGAAACGATGCCGGTCAGCCGTCGTCAGCTTATCGATACCCAAAAGCGGAGCCATGTCGTCGTGTGTGGCCTCCATGCCGTGCCACACGTAGACATTGGAACCTCGGCGAAGAGCGGCGAGCTGCGTGAGCGGCGGCACGTCGCCTTGCGACATTGCCCGCCGTTCCCGTTCGCGCGCCTTGTCGAAGTGCGCCTTCAACATCGCGCGCGACGGGTTGACGTACACAGGGCCGTGTTCGGTGTTCTCTATCTTGGTCGGCTCGACCTTGCCCCCGTCGGCATAGCGCGAGGGGCCGATGTACTTGCCGCCGCCGGGGCCGCTGTATCCGCCGCCGCCCGGCGACGGGTCCATGCCCCCGCCGGGGCCCGGGTAGATGTTGGCCACTCGACGCAGCAGGGCGCGCTGGTCGCGGGCGATCATGAGGGCGCGCTTGGTGGCGCTGCCGCCTGCGGCCTTGCTGATGTCGTCGCTATCATTGTGCGCCGGGTCGAACTGCGCGAACTGGGATCGAATGTTCTTCGGATCGAACACTACCGTCGCGTTCGAGCGCGCCGACACTCGGCCATCGTTGAACCCGTACTTCGCGGGATAGGTGACGCCGTCGTATCCCTTGGCTCTGAGGATGCGCTCGGCCTTCTGCGGTGACACCGCATCAAGATATGAATGCAGCGGCGGCGCTACGCGCTTGCCTTCGTGATCTGTGTTCCAGAGAGCGCGAACATTCCGCTGCCCTTTCAAAAGTTCGTTCAGAACCTCATGTTCCGGCGACCCCTCGTACACAAGTTTGCCCGCGTCCAAGAAATTGCCGCGCGCATGCACGGGCATCACGTTGGCCCCGCGCCCCTCGGCATAGAGGTTGGCGAACTCCGGGTTGTCGGCGAGATGCGTGCCCTTCAGGCCCATGGTTTCCCGCTTGCCCGCACGCTTCGGCGTGAAGGCCTGAATGTCCTTGTTGGTGCCGTGATAGAGCACTCGATCAGGATCGAAACCCGCATCGCGCTTGCGTTGCCCTCGCGCGACCTCACCGCCTTCGGCCTTGGCGATCATCAGCGCGCGCTTGACGTCCTTAGCCATCCGACTTCGCCTTCGGCTTCATGCGCGCGATCTCTTTCTCGTGGGCGTGCTGCGCCTCGCGCTCGGTCGTCGCGTGCGACTGCGAGGCCTTGGTCTTCATCAGGTCGCCCACCAGACGCAGGTTCGCCTCCTGCAGCTCTGCCTGCCGTTCGAGGTCGCGGTTCTCGTCTTCCTTGAGCGCGCGCTCCTGCTTGAACTGCACGTCCTTCGCCTTCGAGGCGATGTCGGCGGCCTTCAGGGCCAGCTCTTGGCTCTTGTCCTCGGGCGGCGCCAGACCCGTCGGGGGCTTGCTGGCCTCGATCTGCAGCTTGGCCTGCCCGAGCTGGCCGTCCTGTTGCAGCTTGGCCTGATCGAGCTGCAGCTTCGCGGCGTCGGCCTGCCCCTTCATCTGCATCGCTTCGCGCTTGATCTGCTGGTCGCTGTGCTTGAGCTTGATCTCCTCGATGCCCTTCAGGACTTCGGGCGGGGGCTGGCTCATGGCCGATGCCGGCACGAAGAACTGCTCCGGGTTGTTCCACCCCAGCGCCTGCAGGGCCGCCGTGTCGACGGCCTTGGCATCGTACAGCTGCGGGCTCATGCCCTGCAGCTGCTTCAAGGCCATCACCTTGATGATGCGCTGCGTGTGGCTCGCCGTGTTCGGGTCCGCCTGCGGCACCAGCGACTGCGCGTACATGTCGAGCGCGTCGCGGAAGGTCTTCTCGTCCCACGCGAAGGCCGGCTTGCGATTGCGCTGCCAGAAGCTCTTCGGGTTCTCCTTGAAGCACTTGACGAGGAGCTGGAATTCCTCGGCCTGCGCCGCGTGCATGCGCTTGTGGACGCTGTTCAGGATCTTCTGCGCCTGCTCGATCAGGGCCAGCGTCGTGCCCACGGGCGCGTCGGCGCGGCCCTCGCCGACCTGCTGCTCGCTCGTCCCGCCCAGCCGGGAGCCGGTCGTGGCGATGTTGTCGACGAGCGTCATCAGCGCGCCGCTCGGCTCCTTGTAGGGGAGCGGCATGATCGCCTGATTGAGCGGCATGCCGCCCGTCTTCACGAGCGCGCCGCCGCCCGGCGGGACGCGGAAGATGTTGGTGTTCTGGCGGCCGCCGGCGTCGCTGAACAGGAAGCCCGGGAAATTCGCGAACATGCCCGCGTCGAGCAGCTCGCGCCACGCCGCGGTGATCGCGTTGGTCGTGTTGCCGAGGATGTGCAGCAGGCCGATGGGGTAGAAGCCGAAGCCCGGCACGAACATGTACGGGACGAACACGGGCCGCGCCTCGGGCAGCTCCGCGGTGTCCTCGTCGTAGTTGCGGACGACCGACAGGATTTGCTTCGAGCTGACGTCGATGGTCACGCGCCACGGGATTTCGAGGCCGCTCTCCTTGCCCTTCCACTTGTGCTCGAAGCCCTTGATGTTCAGCTCGCAGTAGCACTCGAAGATCTCGCGGTCGCGGTCCTCCGGGTTCAGCGCCTCGGGCTCGACGCCCTGCTGCGCCTTCTTCTCGCGCTGCGCGCTGTCGAGATCCTGCGGCAGCGGCGTCGAGAGCTGCACATCGCGATAGACGCCGAGGATCTGCAGGCGCTTCACCGTCGAGGGCCGCATCATGACGCGATGCGTCGCGCGCTTGGCGCTGCGGATGTCGGTCGCGGCCGCGTTGACGATCAGGTCTTCGGCGTCAATCGACTCGCTGACCGGCCGGTTGCGCAGCGGGCAGAAATACACCTTCTTGAACGAGAGGCCGCCGAAGCCGAGCATCAGCAGCATGCGGTCGGTGTCGGGATAGTACTCGGTCGCGATGGCCGTCAGGTAGTGGTTGAGGTCCTTCTCCAGCGCATCAGCCATCTGGTTGGTCTGGTGCGTGCCGTTGTTGTCGTCGATCCTGATCTTGACCGGGCCGTCGGTCGGCAGCATTTCGGAGCGCGCGTTCGCCTGAAAGCGCAGCACGGCTTCGAGCAGCAGCGGGTGTCGGACGCGGTTCATGCCCTCCACCGGTGCGCCCTCGGCGGAACCGCCGATGCCCGGCACCACGATCTTCAGGCCCAGCAGCTTGATGCCCTGCGCGCGGTCCTCGATCCAGTCCTTGCGACTGTCGTTGTCGTCGCCGATGCCACGGATCAGCTCGTCGGCGATGCGTGACAGCTCGCCCTCGTCGATCTTGTCGACGATGTTGCCGAACCACTCGGCGTTGTCTTCGTCGGCGCTCTCCTCGACCGGCTTGCCGTCGAGGCTGATCGTGATGGAGCCGTCGTCGTGCTCGATCTGGATGACGTTGCCCTTGTCGTCGAGGTGCTCGACGTCGGCGCCCTCGGGCGCGTTCTCGACAACGATATCCTCGCCCGGCGGAAGCTCGTCGGGGTCAGGTTGGATCAGCCGAATTGAAGGGCTCAGACCGGGCACTAACGCCATGCAAAAACCTCGTGGAGAGTGAGAATACCACATCGTGTGTGGCCCACACTACTGACAGGTTGTCAAGAAATACGCGCCGCATGACGTGGCAGGCGGCGATTGATAGGATGGCGGTAGCCGGGGCGTTGAAGCGCCACCGGCCACCTAGCAACTAACACGATAGGGGTCGTGATGAAGCCTTCTGACATTGTGCGGTTCAACTCAAAGATTGACAAGTCTCGCGGCGCCTGCGGCTGCTGGACATGGACAGCGAGAACGTACCCCAGAGGATACGGGGCTTTCGCGCTAGGCGGCCGCGACGTGCTTGCGCACAGGTTTGCGTACGCCCTTGCCTTCAAGAAGCCTCAAAAATCCGTGCTGCACACGTGCGATAACCGGCTTTGCTGCAACCCCTTTCATTTACTCGACGGAACCCAGCAGGAGAACATCCGCCATATGGTGGCGCGGGACCGGCAGGCACGAGGCGCGAAGAACGGCGCGACAAAACTGTCCCCTGCGCAAGTTCTGGCTGTTCGCCTCGATTGCCGAAGCTGCAAGAGTATCGCGAGAGACTACGGCGTGGCCCCTAGCTTAATCAGCTCTATCAAATCACGCCGGCATTGGAAGCATATCTAGATCCCATACAAACTTTGGGGCGGAGCCCCGCGATGCCGAAGGCTCTCGCCCACCTCGGAGATGTGCTCGCTGCTGCGCGTCAGCATCCCGGCCTGCCGCAGGTGCGTCAGGGCTTGGCTCATCGTATCGACGAGGTCGTCGTGCTTGCCGCGGGGGAACGTCGTGGTCTGCCCTATGGTCATCTCGGCCCACTGGCGGTTGGGCGCGAAGATCATGCCCTCGGCGAAGAGGTGCTGCACGGCGTAGACGCGCGCGACCTTGTCGAGGGCGCCGGGATTGACGAGCTGGACGGCGAAGCCGTCGTAGCCAAACAGGCGG